CCTAATATAAATCTTTTATTCATAGTAGGGTCATTATAACGATTCTTTAACTGTTTAACACATATCTGATTTAAGTCCTCAAGTTCCTCTGTAGATATAAGTGCAAACATAAGGTCAGCCGTAGCAGGCAAACCAAAACTTTCTGATGTATCTTCCAAACCAATGTCGCTTGACACAAATCCACTCCTAGTTGTTTGTGTCGCTGAAACAATCGGTACATTAGATTCGACTGCGAGACCTCTAAGTTCCTCTGCAATCGCTTTAATATAGAAGTATGAACCAACATTTGCATTTCCCCTAAATCGTGATGATGCACAAATATTCAAATAGTCGATAAAAATAATGTCTGGTCTAAAACTTCTCTTTAACGCAAGTTCTTTTAATAGTGACCTAAAGTTACCAACATGAGCAGATGCAGTTGGATATTCTTTGATAATTAATTTTCCATTTGTCTTTTTTTGTATTTTAGTTAGATAATTCTCAAACATCTTTTTAGGTAATGTATGTAAATCATCTATAGTTATATTCATGAGATTAGCATCTATTCTTTCTGCAATTCGTTCTTCAGCCATCTCAAGTGTAATGTATAAAACATTTTTTCCTTGCATCAATACTGATGATGCAACATGACACATAAACAAACTCTTTCCAACACCAGTTCCAGCGAGTGCAATGTTTAGTGTCTTTTGTGGTAAACCACCTTTCGTAATCTTATTGAAGTAATCAAGGTCAAACTTGATTTTGTCTTCTTTCTTATGGTAAAAATCGTATCTATTTAGTCCGTCATCAACATAATCATGTCCTACAGTTAAATCAAATGATACTGCAAGTGCATCTGATAATATGGACGGTATAGCTTCTGGTGTTCTATCTTTATCTTTACCATCAATAATTTTAATTCCGTCAAGGACTGCATTATAGATTGCTTTGTCCTTACAGAACTTTTCGGTTTCATCATGTAACCAATCTAAATCAACATCTGTTTTATCAAGAGTCGATATAACCTCAACTACTTTTTGGTATTCATCTTCAGTCAAATCTTTTCGACTATCAATACCAATAGTTAGTGTTTCTTTAGTTGGTAGTGCATTATACTTTTCTAGAAACTTTTCAATCTCTTCAAATATAATTCTTTCATCACGGTTTGAAAAGTATAAAGGTTTTATAAAAGGAATTACTTTTCTACAGTAATCCTCATTGTGTATTAAGTTTGTGAGAGTTGTTCTCTCAATCGTCTGTGTTAACATATTGCAAATTTCCATCATTTAGTTGTTGGTCTAGTATATCATAAAGTACATCACCAATCAAGTTAAAAAACTCTTCTCCAACCATTTCTTTTGGTAGTCCATTAGAATCTATAATGTCCCATTCGAAATGTAGGGGAAGTTTCCCATTTTCATCTTCTTCTTCTGCAAAACTCACCTTACCATATTTATAAACAACTCCTTGATATTTTCCTGCTTCTTTTGTCAAACCGATAGCTTGCCATGTTTTATCTTTATTTTCTACAAAGGTATATTTATCACCGATATTAGACATAATGTAAATAACTTCCAATCGTATATTTTGGTGTACTACCAGTTACTTTTCTACCAGCATGAAGATATGTCCACATTGGTGGAAACATCAACATTCTACTTGTTTTGGGAACAACCCTTAACTGAAAGTGTGGAAACTCTGTGCAACCACTTTCATCTTCTGTTTCATTAAGGTAAAAGAAAAATGCAAGAAATCGTTTTGCACTTTCGTGATTACCAACATCAACATGGTCTGCAAACTCATCTACATCATTAGGCATATATCTTTTCATACGAAAGGCTTCAAATGCATATTGTTTAGGAAATTGTTTTCCATCAACATCACAATCTTTTACATAGAATCCAATCGCTTCTTTAAAAACATAGTTTAACCAATCTTCAAATCGTTTCCAGTTATCATAATTATGTAGAGTTATTTGATTAAAACTTCTATGACCATCAAGTTTGATTTCTTCTTGTTGGTCTTTATTCTTTTCAAACTCTTCAATCAAATCTTTGCATACGTTTTCACCTAAAGGTAAATCGTATACTTTAATGTAGTTCGGAGACGTTTCCATATTTATATTCTTTCATTGCGGCTTCATCTATTTGTTTCATAATGTCTTCAGTAAAGTATTTTTCTGGGTCATTATTAATAGTTTTACCATATTGTTTTGTACCGTCTGGTAATTCAATACGAGTAGACACTTGTTTAAATATACCATACTTAACTGCAAGGTCAATAAGTCCGTAATACCTATCAAGTCCTTTATCATAAGTTAATCGTACATCTACCATTTTATTTTCAATTGTCAATCTTGACTTTTGATTTTTACAATGTACAATATTACCAATTACTTCAGTTCCATCTTTTTCTTTCTTCTTGGAAAGATAGATAATAGAAGATGCTGCATATTTAAGTCCAGAACCACCACCCATTTCTTTAGTAGGAAACATAGAACCAACAACATCATAAGTGTGATTAGTTACAATCATAGGAATTTTTGCACGACCAAGTTTCAAAGTCAATACACGAAATGCAGCTTTAAGAACTTGAGCACGAGTCATATCCCTTGTTTCTTTACCGTCAGCAGTATCCTCTACTTCTTTAGTAGTAGACAACATACCAAGTGAATCAAGACACAATAGAATAGGTTTTCTATCTGCTTCATTTTGGTCAAGATATTTTTCCATTACTTTGAGTGATTGAGTTCTAAACTCTTGTACAGTTGTAACTGGAAAGATAACCATTCTATTTGGGTCAATACCTCTATCAATTACCATTTGTTTAGTAATCGCACTTTCTGATTCAAAGTAAATAACTCCAGCTGCTGGGTCACTATCTAAAAAGTTCTTACAAATACCTTGAAGAAAGAAAGTTTTGCCTGTCGCAGATTCACCAGCAAGTGCAGTAATCTTATTACTTGGTAAACCACCAAAAATAGAACCACTCAATAGTGCATTAAAAATATATGAACCAGTATCAATATAGGAATCTACATCTCCTGCTTCTACACCATCTGCAACCAAACCAGCATATTCATTACCAGCCTGTTTTGCAATATCTTTTAAAAAGTCCATTATATATCATCCTCATCTCTATTATCAGAACGAAATTCATCAAATCCGCCTGGGTATCTTTTTTCAAGTTTCGCAGTATTGATATCAATAAGTTCTTCAATATTAGTATCAAGTGCAAGACAACCTTGTGCAATATACCACATAATGTCACCTAACTCACTTTTTAAATGTGTTACTGTGTCTTCATCCATCTCTTTACCTTGGAATATACACTTTTTAATAATTTCATTGAACTCACCGACTTCACCAGAAAGTCCAATTCCAGATGTCAACAACCTTGATGGGTCAACACCTTGTTCTTCGACTATTTCAACAGCATCAATAAAGTCATCTAAGTTTTTAGTTTGGTCACTAGAAACTTCATCAACAAACTCTTGATAGTCTGAAAGTAAATTTGTATCCATAATAAATCTCCAATTTTGTTAATCATATACTATATGTATGTGAAAGTCAAGTCCCCATAAATTTTTCTAATGATTGATTTTGTTCATAGTAAAAATTATAGTAATCTTTCATCTTGTCTTTATATTCTTTTAAGAATATTGTATGACAACCCTCTTGGAATGTTTTCTTAGGTCTGAACAAAAGTTCATCTGATAACTCACCCTTAAAGGCCTTCCTCAACATTGGTTTCCACATATTACCATCTTTTTTATATTTTGGTGGTATCTTCATACAAAACTCTACAAATGATTTATCAAGAAAAGGAGTCCTAAGTTCTACAGTTCCACCATACATCATTGCTTTGTTAGTTCTAATTAAATTGTTCTTATGCAAATCAGTAATTAGTTTATATCTTTTCTTAATATAATCTTCGTCTTTATAGTGCCATGCAAATACATCACCATAAGATGCAAACAGTTCATCACTACCCTCTCCACCAAAAACAACTTTAAAACCCTCATCTTGTATTTTTTCAGATAAAGCTAACTGTGCAACTGCTGGAGATACTTGTGTCCATTTATAATCTTCAATCGCATATACAGTTCTAGTAAGATTCTTATCTACAAACTCTCTATCAATAATTACTTCATGTAATGGAATACCTATCTCTTTTGCAGCCATTCTTGCATAATATAAATCATCTTTCTTACCAGTTTCACCCATACTTACAACAAATGCTTGTAGGTTAGGTACTCTCTTAGATAACAAATATGTAATAATAGTAGAGTCAATACCACCAGATAAAATAGTACAAACTGGTACATCACTTATAAGTTCATTATCAACTGCATTAGTAAGTAGTGTTTTAATGTTTGTTGTGATAACATCTTCTGACATATCTTCAATTAGATTAACGTCTGGATAATTATAAAATTTAGTTTTACTTAAATGACCAGTTATATAATCAAAATTATAATAGCAACCAGGCTGTACTGTTTCTACTTCTGATGCATTTACATTTAATGTATGTGTTATTGATTTAAGTTCACTTGCAACGATAATCTTTTTATCTATCTTATAATAGTAAAGAGGTATTCTACCCATAAAATCTCTTGCAAATAAAATACTTCTTTTATTTTCATCAAACAATGCAAATCCAAACATACCATCTAATTTATTGATACATTCTTCTTTTTCAGTAATCAACATATTCAACAATAATTCAGTATCACTTCCAGTATGTAAATCATAATCATTTTTAAATACGTCCATACTCTTCCATAACTCACCATTATAGACTAATACTTTTGAATCTAAAAACATGGGTTGATTAGATTCCGTATTTAATCCTTGAATAGAAAGTCTATTATGTCCAATAAAAGTATCTAAATCTTGATGAATACCTTGACTATCTTGACCTCTATGAGTAATGTAATTAAGTGATTCACAAAACTCTTTTTCATTTTTAAAAATATTACCTATTACAAATCCACACATATTAGTCCTCAAAAAAGCTTTTTCTTCTTTTAATTACTACATTATCACTTTCAGATGATAAAGTCAAATCAATTTCTTTAAATAAATTTTTATAATAGTTTTCATCATAAACAGTTTTATCGTTACCCCAAGCTGTATGTTTATAATATCTACATTTACCAGTATCTAAAAGTTCTTTTCTCAAATTAGTATCTAACATATCCATCTCTGCATATGAAATTCTACCATCATTAATAGCATCTAGTAATGCATTATTATCAATACAAGATGGTCTAGAAACTGAAACAATACCACCATGAAAATTTTGTAATAACTTTTCTGTTAATATTGGTTTTTCTGTAGGTGCAGAAGATAATACAATAGTATCATAATTTTTTAGTATTTCATAATCGTAATTACTTTTTGAAGTAATTAATAAAGACTGTCCAGAATACATTTTAGAAAACATTTTACCTATACGACCAGCACCTAAAATAAAAACTGAATCACCAAGTACCTTTCTATGTATCCAATTTGCAACGTCAAAAGTATTGGGATTAGTACAAACAATACCAACATTATACTTCTCTGCAAGTTCTACATTGATATTATCATAACCATGAGAACGACAAAGTATCCACCTTAAATTAGGATAATTATCAAATGTCTTTTGTCCGACTTTAGAAAACTTAACACTTAATAATTCTACATTAATATCTCTTTTAATTTCATCTTGAGAACCTACTATTTCATAGTCTTCGTTAGACCATATATCTTCTCTTGTTCTTAGAACACTTAAATCTTTTTTATCTTTTAATATAACTCTCACCAATTACCCCCAATATTCCAAAACAAAATGTCACCCTCAAACTTAGATACATTTTGTTCTAACCAATACCAAGCTTTCTTATCCCAAAATTCATTACATGGAAATGGTGTATTATACCATTCCATTTTATCATCAAATGCATACTCACTTTTAACAATTTCAATATTATTAGAATCGTGTACTTGGTATTTACTAAATTTCTTTTTAATAGAACTTTCACTTGATACACATACTGTGTGAAATGTTCTTTTATTATTTGGTTCAAATAAACTTTGGTAAGGTTCATGTTCTAATAACAAACCTAAACAAGTAACTCCACTACCAGAAGAAACTACCAGATGGTCAAAGTTTAATTCTTTCTTTACTTCTCTAAATCTTTTTCTTTGAGTATCAATGTAAGTACTGTGGTCAAATGCATATGGTAATCTAATGTAATCTTTTTCTCTTGCAATTGAACCCACTTTATTATATAATATACTCATCATATTAGGTTTCAAAGGTAATACCTTATCTACTTTTTCTAACATAGATTCTGGATACTTTTTCGATTTAGGATATGCCATAATAAATTCATAACCTAATTCTTTAGATATTTCAGACAATGCCCAACCAGACCAAGAACCATAAACAGAAAGATGGATTAATGGTTTACTTGGATTAACCTCTTTTAGAACATTTCTTAATGCAGTAAGTTTACCCCAAGGTGGTAAAATTTCTCCATCACCCATCAAGTCATCTCTTTTAACATAGACCTTACGACTACCAATCTTATGTTCTTCAATTGGAGTATGTTCTCTAATTATCAATTAAAAAAACTTTCTAATGTATTTCTTTTAATATGTTTAAATATATCTTTACTTTTATCTTTACTAAAGTACCAGACATTTTCAATATATATTTGATTCATAAATTTATCCATGGCTTCTTTATCAAAGTTTCCATCTTCATCTTTAAATACAGATGCACCTTGTGGACGTTGCATAATTCTCATACCAATCTGACCCATGAAGTGTGGAAGTAACATATCTACAAGTTCATCACCAGAACGATACCTTTTACCTTTTACTTTTGGGTCTAATATATTAACCATGAGAACACCAGTATCACTAAGGGAGTCAAAACTATTCTGTGATACAGGCAAATAAAAGTTATCTCTCCAAGATTCATATTCATTAAACTTGAACCATGATTGTAATTCTTCTTTCTCTCCACCCTCATTATATCTTTCTGTAGAAAAATATGGTGGACTAGTAAATGCACAATCTACATTATTAATCTCATTCCAAGGTAAATCTTCTGCACCACAATTATAAATCTGTGTAGTTTTTTTACCACCAGTAAGTTTATCGTAAAACTTAATCATATCCTTATATCTTGCAAATGTATTTGGATTAGGGTCACAACCAATATAATGAGTAGCGTTAGACGCATAAAAACCAGTAAGTCTATCACCCCAACCCATAGATGTATCTAATACAGTTTTTGCATTAGTCATTTCATAAATTGTTTTTGCAACAATAGGTTTAAATTGTGTCGCAATATAAGTACCAAGTCTAAATGCCATCATATAAATTCTACCATTTAGTTCTTGTTTATCATTTACACCACGAAAGATAGGCCCAAATGCACCCCAGAGATTGTCTCCATCATTCCATCTTTGAACTGGAGATTTGTATCCATATGAACCACATTGTAATCTCAAATCATTCATAAATGAATCACTAACATGATTAAATTTTGGTGGACAATCAATAACACCTAATCCATAATCTTTATATGAGTATTTGTAATCATCATACTTTTCAATAACTCTATGATTTTCAGATATGTTAATATAATCAGTAAAGTCTGCTTTAACTAATTTACGAAAACCACTAACAGTATTTTCTGAATTGAAATCTGGAAAGGGAAAGGATGGTTTTTCTTTTGTAATAAACTCTGCAAGTTGTTTACGAAATTCTTCTTTACCATATTTTTCTATTGTATTTAAGAACTGATTTGTTTTCATAACTGGAAGACCAGTTTGGTCTATAGACCTTTTTAATAATTCATATAATTCACTCACCCAAAGAAATCCTCTAATGTTGTTTGTGTTCCAAAAGACCTATCAATCTTCCAATCAATATTGTTAGTGATAAAAGAAAGTGGGTCAATAAAACTTTTCATATATGATACATCATAGTCTACATACTTCAAAATGTCAAGTTCTTTTGGTAGTTGTGATGGAAAAGATATCACATTGCAACCAAGTGGATTGGGTTGACGTAGTTCAAGATATTTAATCTTATCACCATTTTGAATAAGACCATACTTCTTTGTAAGTTTACGTTCTGTAATCATATGATTATAAACAAGAGCTCCCTTGATATGCATGGGAGTACCCTTTTTATAGATTGAACTATCAGAGTAAAACTTTTTAACACCATTGACAGAACGAGGATATGCAATCTCCTCTGGTGGAAGACTTTCAAACTCTTTACGAAATGAAATAAGAAAATCATTTAGTTCTTTTTCAGAACCAGACATAATAATCTTTAGTGCTTCTTTAATCTTTTGTCTGCAAGGTGCAGGCGTAGATGACTTGACTGCTTCAATGCCCATAATCTTGAGTTGGGGTTCTTGATAACGAACACCCTCGACATCCCATGCATTTAGAATATATCTTTTCTTTGCAGTCCAGATACCTTTGTCTGCAATCACTTCTCGTTTCATCTGCATCTTTTGGTCATATGCATTTACATATGTAGAAAGACTTTGATAACTTTTGTCAATATAAGGTTCAATCTTTTCTTTAGCGATAGTGTCCAAGAAGTTGACAATTTTCTGTACGTCACTTCCCTCTTTAAACACACTACCAACCAATCTGTCAAAAGTAACGTATATCGAATCTGTATCTGATGCAATGACGAAATCTTCATTTGTAGTTCCTAGTAATTTATTAAGATATTGATTTATCTTCTTTTCAATCCAACGAATTGATAACTGACCAGCAGTTGTAATACCCTCTGCAATCGCAAGGTCATAGTAACGAAAGTATTGATTACCAATTGCACCATAAGCTGAGTTAAGTGATATCTTTCGTGCCATCTGAATGTTGTTGTAACGACTAATGTATTTTAGATACTGTGGGTCTTTTGTATCTTCATAGTCTTGTTTTGCTTTCAACATCTTTTTCTTGTAAATAGTACGGTCATCATAAATGTCTTGCATCATCTCTGGTAGAAAACCAAGTTTATCTTTACGATATAATGCACCATTAGGTGTAATAGTTGTTTGGTCTGGAATATCAATATCGACCTCACTCAACATTTCATTAACATAATTTTTATCTTGAGGTAAATTTAGATAGTTACCAGTAACAAGAGTCTCTGGTGACATATTATATTGCATAATTAAATGTGGATACAATGAGTTTAAATCAAAAGACATAACCCATTTGTGTTGACCAACTTGTGGGTCTTTTACATATGCACCCTCATATTTTTCAGACTTAGATTGATGAGATTTTTGTGGAATAACAATCTTTTTGTTTTTAAGATAATTATGAATAAGAACATCCCAATACTTAACTTGACCGAATACGTCTTCATAATTAACTTTTGCTTCATAAGACATTGTTAAACAAAGTTCAAGTAATTTCATCTTGTCTTCCAGACGGTCAACAAGTTCAACGTCAACAATATTATATTCTAAGAAAGACTGATAATCTTTTGTATACCAATCTTGAAATGTCTCGTATGGGTTTTTGTTCTTTTTCTGTCCAAGTTCGACAAATGCAATATGATTAAGTGCATAACTCTCTTGGTTTGTGTAAGTAAACTTACGATATAATTGTAAGTAATCAAGATTTGCAACACCAATTATATCATAAACTTGTTGGTCACGACCATGATTATATACTTTCCTTGAATTGATTAAACCCCAAGGAGAGAACTCTTTTGCTCTGTCTTCACCAAGAATCTTGGTTACACGATTGATAAGGTAAGGAATATCAAAGAATTCAGTATTCCAACCAGTAACAATGTCTGGATAGTTTTTAGACCACCAATTCATAAAGTTTGCAAGTAGTTCATTTTCATTAGAACAGTTAATGTAAGTTACATCATCTCTATCGTTTTTGAACTCACCTAAACCCCAGAGAATAATCTCTTTAGTAGTTTGGTTTTTGATAGTGATTGCAAGCATCTCTTCTTCTGCCTTCTCAGGCTCTGGGAAACCAGCGTCAGCTCTTGTCTCGATATCAATTGTAACTGTTAGGATTTTTTCACTATCCCAATCGACTGTCTTAGGATATATGTCTGATAGATATGTATATGCGAACCTATCCAGACCAAAGACCAGATGAGGTTGTTGTTTGTATTGTTCAATAAATGCTTTTGCCTCTTTGATAGTATCAAACTTCATAGGAGTTACATACTTACCATCAAGAGTTTTAAAGTCTGTTTCTTTTTGAACTGGAACGTATAATGTGGGAGAGTACTTCACTTTACGATTTACTCTCTCACCGTTTTTGTATTCACGAACTAGGATTTGATTCCCCCAAGGGGCTACGTTTGTATAAAATTGCATAATATAGTTATACCACCTTGTGGGTTAAATGTCAAGTCTTATTCGGATTTTCCAAAATATTTGTTAATCATCTCAAGTCTATCATCAGCAGCAGCGAGTTTGTTCAACTCTTCAATAACTGCTTCTGTAACATCTGAATGTTCGCCAATACCAGCAGGCATTGTTTGATAAACTTTAATATTTGCGAGGTGTACTGCGACTTCACCTTCTGCTTGTTTTTTTGCAGCTTCAATAATATAATCACCAACTTTCATTCATTTTAACCTTCCTCTTTCTTTTTCCCTATGTTATATTTGGTTTCAAGTTTCCAGTTTTCTTTATCTTTAAAACTGATAACTTTTATCTGTGATAAAGGAGCAGCTTCTACTTCACTTTCCTTTACCACTTTTACTAATCCCCAATCTGATAATAGATTAGAAATAGTATTTCTTCTTGCAATATCATTCTCTGATAAGTTTGTATCCTTACCATCTAATGCAAATAATTCTTTGAAATGTACAATATAATATTTACCTTGCTTGTGCAATATATGACAAGACTGAAATAGTGTTTTTTCTTTTCTTGAAGCGACACCAATACGAGAGAGGGTTTCACGAACCTTGAGAAAGTCATCTGGTTCTTTAAGAGCAACTTCTAACATATTGTCTGGCTTCCACGATACTTCATTCATTTTTTTCCACCTTTATTCAATTTATCTTTGATGGTGGCGATTTGTTCGTCAGTAAGTATGTCTAGTGCGGCTCTTGCTTTTTGATTGTTGTAACCAAAATATTCTTTAACATATTCTAGATTCTTTACTTTACTCGCCTTCATCCAAGAAGCATATCTTTTTTGCTTCTTCAGACTATTTAGTAAAAAATCATATTGTAACTTATTATCTAAATGACAATGTTTATTCATCTCATTTATCAGCATAATAGTGTCATTAAATGGTGCAAGACATTTATTAATTATAAATGCTGGATACTTTTTCTCATATAGAGGGTCATCACCGTCCATGAGATTATTTTTATCTTCATTAATTGATTTTAGGTATTGTTTAAGTTCATACATTACCACCACCCCATAACTCTACCATTACCAGTAATAATCATTAAACAAGTAACAATATGCAATAAGAACCAAGGAGTCCTCATTATTAAGTGTATGTGGTCATCATTCTTGTCATCATCATATGCATGACTACCCATGGCTTTACACCAGTATTTCCAAAGATTGTTCATTTGAAATTACAGTTCTGCATGAGTTCAGTCATACACGCAAGAAGATTTATTTCTTGGTCTGCGACAAAGGCGGATTTGTAACTGTAGTCAGCAAGTACAAGAACAGCATTGGGGATAGTGCGACCATCCAAATTATCATAAAGGGAATCGTAAATCCTACGATAAATACGGCTTGGGTCATTATCAAGGTTGTTGACAATCCATCTACGAACATTGGTAAACTCTTTGTTTTTAAGAAATGATAACAATTCCTTAACTGAGTCTTCAGATAAGTTAACCAGTATTCCAGCATCTATTTCCCCACTTGCACTATACCTTTGCAGTTCATTTAGAACTCTTCTCCAATCTGGGAAGAACTTTTGAATCAAACTTGCAACTACTTTTTTATTATAATGTATTTGTTCATTATTTAGGATAACTTCACACCTATTCATGAAATCCATTGCAAGTTGAGGTTTTTCTCCAGCAGGAATACGAAACTCTACTGTAGAACATCTACTGTGTAGTGGTTCAATAATACGATTACGAAAATTACAAGTAAGAATAAATCCACAGTTCTTACTAAACTCTTCTATAAAACCACGAAGCGCTGGTTGAGTAGATTGTGGATTAAGATAATCTGCTTCATCAAGAATAACATATTTTCTTCCACCCTCTAAACTTACAGTAGATGCAAAGTTTTTGATTTTGTTTCTAAGTACATCAATACCAGATTCCTCAGAACCGTTAATCATCATGTAAGTGCAACCAAGTTGTTCTAACATTGCTTTTGCAACAGTTGTTTTACCACAACCAGCAGAACCAGATAGTAACAAATTAGGACACTCACCATTAGTAACAAACTTACTAAAAGTTGTCTTCAATTCACTTGGAAGTATCGCATCATCAATTGTGTTTGGACGATACTTCTCAACCCATAATATTTCATTCATAAAGTTTTTCCTAAGCAGATTCTAGTGCAATATAATATTCAATGTTTTTATTTACATTCTTAAACCTTGAAATACCTTTTGTAGATACTTCAACTTCATAATCACCACTCAAAAGTTTTAGGTTTTCTACTTTAAAGAAAAACTTTTGGTTAGGTGTTGCACCCTCTCCTACTTCTATGGAAAAGTTATTAGATGTATCATTCTTTCTATCAGATACCCTCAATAACATAATACCTACATCACCAGTATCAAGTACCATGTCTGGTGCATTAAGAACACTTGCAGCTTTCAATACTTGATTAAAAGTATCTTTAGTAAGTGTAAATGTTGCTTCCGATTGTGGAAACTCAATATTTGATTTAGGTGTAGTTACTACAGTTGGGTCACTATAGAAATATTTGAGAGATTGATAACCTTCCCAAATACGAACTGAATTCTCACCAAACTCTAACTCTGGGTCATTGAATAATGACATTGCAGACAACCATTCATTAAGGTCATAGATTGCAAATTCACTTTCAAAGGTATCTGGTAGAGTTGCTTTTGACACAATGTTCTTCATTTGTGACATAGTTGCAATTTGATTGCCTTGGTTTACCATCAGATTAGAATTAATGGTAGCGTAGTTCTTCAAGATTTCTCTTGTTTCATTCGATAATTTCATTACGAAAACTCCTAATAATTTAATTATTATCACTATATACGAAAAAGAGGGGAAAGTCAAGTCCCCCTCTTGATTTTTTACAAATTACTTTACAGTAATCAGTTTTGGCTTCTTTTCTTCTGGTACGATTCTTTCAAGTTCGATAGTCAACATACCATTTTCAAGTTTTGCACCATTTACAACGATATCATCTGCAAGAGTAAACTTTCTTGTAAAGTTTCTCTGTGAGATACCTTGATAAAGAGTATACTCATCAGTTGCACCTTTATCCTTATCCTTAATAGACTTTACAGTAAGATTGCCTTCTGCAACTTCAATTTCAATATCTTT